TCATTGACGCCGCCGCCTGTCCAGAAGAACGACGGGAGCCGCTGCTGCGGGCGCACCGGGAGGTTGTCGAGGATGTGCCCTTCGCCTGGGAACGGGTCGGACGAGTTGGCTGGCACCCACCGCAGGACGTACTGCAACGTCAGCCGCTGTTCACCCCAACGGTCGGACACCGTGTGCGACCGGCTGCTGGCGACCTCGATGTTCGACCACGTTCCCATCAGGAGCCTCCGAGCTTTCGGTCGATGTTGTCGAGCGAGCGGGCCATGCGATCCATCGTCCCGGCTTGGTCTGGCTGCATCATGCCGCGGGTCGAGCCGCCAAAGCTGAAGCCCTCGCCCGTATAGAGAGTTCCAGCTCCGGCAGCTTCAAAGGGAGTTGCAATGACCGTAGCTAAACCGGCTACGAGATCCGAAACGAGTTGCGCGCCTGCCACAATTGGAATTGCGGACCGTTCCTTCTCCGTGAACTTCCCCATTTCAATCAATGCTTGGTCAATGGTTTCCCCGAACCCTGCTTTGGTCGTTTCCCACAAGCTTGTCCACATGGCTGTGCCCGCGTTGATGTCGGGTGCTTGCTGGGTGATACGGGCAGCCCGCTCCTCGACGCGGAACTGCTGCTCCCGGGCCGAGGCGGCCGCGCCCGCGCCGAGCGCCTGCCCGACGGTTACGTCGGCCTGCATCTGCGCCGCCGTGAGCTGGCCCCGCGCAGCTGCGGCCTCCGGGCTGAACTTGAACGCCAGCTGGTTCAGCTCATCGACCCGGTTGTTGATTGCCGAGATGATGCCCTGGAGCGCCCCGAACGCCGTCTGGGCGACCCCGAGCGCCGCCGTCATGCTCGTCGCGGTGGCCGTGCGCCGGGCCGTCCGGTTGAGCTTGTCGAGCTCCTTGTTGGTCGCGGCGACGCCCTTCACCACGCCCGAGGTGTCCATGGCGACCTGAATGGTCGACTTCATGCTCTTGTCAGCCATGGGAGCCCTTTAGCCACGGGAAAAGGGAGTTGGGCCGCTTGCCGGTCAGGGCGCAGGCGATGACCACCAGCGCGTTCTCGATGCGCTCCTCGGTGGTCAGCTCCTGGGATGACAGGCCGACTGGCATGGTCATGCGTTGCTCGGGACTTGCGATGCGCCAAAGCCTGCGCTCGGCGCGACCGTAGGGCGTGGCCGGTTGACCTCGGCGAGGAGCGCCGCGGCGAGGTCGGCGCGGATGGTGCCCGCTTCCTTGGGGTTGGTCAGGAACGGGGTGCCGTCCGGGCACTCAATGGTCGTGACCCACCAGTACGGGTTCGTCGCCGATGTCTGCGCCTCGGCGAGGGTCGGCTCGCGGAACACCAGCGGGCCGATCTCGTCGATCGTGACCGTGCGCCGCCGGGCGGTGAGCTGCTCAATCGGGATCGGCACTTACTGCTCCTCCCAAGAGAGTTCCCACAAGGCGAGGTCGGTGCCATTGTCGTTGATCGACGCCGAGGTAATGTGGATGCTCATGGGGTTGGTGCCCGAGCCCCACTCGTCAAACGACTTGGTCCCCTGATCGACGTACTTCAGGGTCAGCGTCACGCCCGTTCCCGTGGTCGCCGCGGTAAGGTCGTTGGGGAACAGATGCCCGCGCAGGGTGTCATCGGTCGTGCTGTCCTGTCGCAGGAGCGTCAGAGTCCCCGAGCGCCGGATGCGGCCGGGGAGCCGCTTCTCCCGGTAATCGGCGAGCGTGGTCGCGTCGAACGATGCCCGCTCGACGTTGAGGGTGAACGAACGCACCTGGACGGACGCCACGCCGCTGAAGGTGATGGTCCCGCCGAAGCCGGTGATGAGTGCCATGGTTAGATTCCTTGGAAGGTGAGTGTCATGGTGCAGACGCGCTCGTCGCCTTCGGAGCCGTCTGCCTGTGATTCCGTTCGCATGGCGGCCGAGATGGCCGTGAGCACAAGCTTTGCGTAGGTCGCGCCCAGCGTGGTCGGGTTGTTCCAGTAGTCCACGATGTCATCAGCCACCTGGATCACGCCGAGCGCCGTGTCGCCGTAAATGTTGACCTCACAGGTCACCATCCACGACGCAGCCGGTTGACCTGGCTGCGTCACCTGGCATTCGGCCCCGGTCAGCTCCCACACGACCGCGGGCGTCTGGGAGCCCGGCCGGCGCATTCCGACGGCGACGTCGGCCGTCACGGCGTTGTCCATGTGCTGCTGGAGCGCCTTGGCGACCTTCTCAAGTGCGAGCACGCTCATGGCTTGCCGCCTTTCGAGAGCAGCTTCTTGGCCTCTGCAAGCGTTTCGCGAGCCATGGCGTCCATGACCTTTTGCAGATTCGCCCGCGCCCAGCGGTACGACCGGAACGCGCCGCGGATGGTCTTTGCTGACCCCTTGGCCGCGTCCATGGCTTTCCGCTTGGTCGAGGTGTAGTCGGCCAATTCCTTGAACTGCGACCGCGCTTCCGCATACATGGCGTACATGGCCGAGCTACGCGCCTGTTTGGCCTGCCTGGTGTTTCCGGGGTTGGCTTTCCAGATTGCGTCGCGCTGCTCCTTCACGAACGCACGACGTGCGTCACGCTGTGAAGCAAGCGACTGCGGTGCAGACGCATAGAAGCTGCTTCCGCCCCCGAAATGCCGGAATCCCGATTCGAGGATGTGGTAGATGCGCTGGCGTCCCTTGGCCCGCGCTCCACCCTTCGCGCCGTATCGAATCCCAATTTGCGCCCGAAGCTGCGCCGATGGTCCCGCGCCCGTACGGCGAATGTCCATCTGCGTCGCCGAAGCAATGGCTTGGCGGTGCGTCTTCTTGCCACGGTACATGGATGATTTCCAGAGCTTGGCAAGGTCTTTCACGAACGGCGCAAGCGCCCGACGCGCACCTGTCTTCCGTGCCCGTTCGTTCAGGCGTTCCGGCAGCTGGTTGAGGGTTGCCCTCAATTCCTTGCTTTCGAGCGTCATTTTGATGACCGGAACGCTCATAGCACCACCTCGACGGCGATGATTTCCATGTTCCGGCGGCGCTGGTCGCGGTCGGTCGCGCCGCGGATGTTGAGGTAGCGGGTCGTGCCATCGTCGGACCAGAGCAACCGGCTGCGCGTCGAGATCGACGGGTGCCAGGGGCACAGGATTCGGTAGTTGCTCTGAATCGCCGGGCCGCCATCGTCCACGCTCTCGGCGGTGTCCAGCTGCTCGATGTGCATGGGGATCACGGCGACGTCGGACCATGTCTCGACGGCCTGCCCGAGATCGTCCGCCGTCGTGGCAGGGTTCTGCAACGTCGCGACGAGCCGCATCATGCCGTGCGGAACGTGCGCCATCAGCCGATCCCCTTCCCCATCATGCTCGAAATGCGGTCCCAGTAGTCACTCGACAGAACCACGGTGTCATCCCCGCGGCTCGCGACGTGCTGTGTTACGCGCTGTAACAGCGCCATTTCGAGGAGGGGATTGAGGGTATTGCTGCCAGCGGCTAGGGTCAAAGACAGCGGGTAGCTCAAATCATTAACGTCGAGGTCAGCGTAATGGAGGCCGTTGATTTCGCGCACATTGATGCTGATGACCTGCGCGTTCTCATTGACCGTGGTGCATAGCGTGACCGGCTGCCGGGTGAGAAGTACCAGCTTCTCGGTGTTCGTCGGCTCGACGCCGACGTACTGCGTCCGTGTGACCGGATCGACCACCCAGCCGGTGCGCTCCTCAAGCTCGCGCACGGCAGCCTCCCAGGCGATCTGGATGGCCGGATCGTCCTCGGTGTGAGGGATGCGAGCCCAGGCGCGGAACTTGGCAAGGTCCAGGGGCATCGTGCTCCTTTAAGCAGGGGCGTCGGGGGTGCAGCCCGACGCCCCTGCCGATGGGAGGAGAAGAACCGTCAGGCGTTGGTGACCTGGAGCTGCACGAGCGACTTCACGCGGGTGAAGGCCGAGTTCGCGAACGCCATGCCCTGGAAGATGACGCGCGCCGAGCTGGCAGCGGTGATTTCATCTCGAATCATCCCGATACCGCCCCACTCTCGCACCGAGAACCCGTCGCGGATGTTGCCGAGGACCGCGATCGTGTTCTTGCCGGCAGCCGACGTGACAGGCACCGGCGTGTACTCGGTGACGTACACCGGGAGGCCCATGAGCGTGAACGGAGCCGCGCCGACGAGCGCCGCGTCAGCCGACGGAACGAAGATCGGCACACCGTTGACCAGGAGGCCCGCGATGGCCGCGTAGGTGTCCTGCGGGAGAATCCACGCCGCCGAGCCCCAGTACGCGGCCGGGAGCTTCGTGTAGCGCATTTCGGACAGCTTCGCGACCGTTGCACCGGCTGTGATAGCCAAGGCGCGGCTCGTGCCCGTCGAGGTCGCCGTCGTGATATGCACGTTGGCGTTGACGTTGAAGATGCCCGTGGGCGCGTTCGTGCCGGTGCCGCCGATGTAGCCCCATTCGAGGTTCTTCGAGAGCTGGCGCTGGAGCGTGTCCATCACCTCGGCCTCGATGTCGAAATTGGCCTGCCGGATTAGCTGCTGGCTCACCTGGGTGAACGGGATGCAGGGAACCGGTGCGAGCGGCACCTCGGTGAAACCGGGGTCGATCGAGGTCCGCGCCGTGGTGGCCGTGTCAGGCTGCGTCCACGCCGAGGTATAGCCAGCCGTTTCAAGGTTGTTGTAGCGCAGCGTCGGGTAGCCCTGGACGCCCGTGCGGATGTCCGCGAGGTTGCGGACCACGGTGTTCGCGTCGAGGTACTTCAGGATGCCGTCCTCGTACAGCTTCGGGATCAGGATGCTGCTCGAAGCGGTCGAGATGATTTCGCGCTGTTCCGGTGCACGGCCGCCCTTCAGGTAGCCGAGGAACTGCTCGCGGTACTCGGTCGAGGAACGCCAGTCCTCGGCCTTCTCGCGGTTCTCCTTGCCGACCTTGGCGAGCACGGTGTGGCTCGCGAACTTCTCGCGCAGCTCGGCCGCGGACCGTCTCTGGTTGAGCTCCTTGAGCTCGTCCATCAGCTCGGTCGCACGGGCTTCCTGCTCGGCGTTGATCTCGTCATTTGCGAGAATCCCGTTCACTTCCGCCTCAATCGCCTTGCGGCGCTCAATGATTTCTGCCTGCTTCATAGCGTGATGCTCCGGTACCGCAGACGAAGCCGGGCGAGCGCCCGGCTGTAGGTGCGAGCTTCGGCGGCCGTCTGCGGGTACGCGCCGGATTCGACAATGGAAACCTCCCGGAGATCGACGTCCAGGAGGGTGCGCTCGATGCCCTTCCAGGCGTCGGAGCGGACGATGAAACCGAACGACATTTCGGACAGGACGCCCGAATCGACCAACGCGTAGACGTCCTTCGCCCGCTGCGTCTCGGGCAGCTCGACGTCGAACGCGAGCCCGCGGCTATCGCTCGCGAGCTTCAGGCGCTGGCTCTTGGTGTTTGCGAGCAGCTCGCGCCGGTCATGGCCGACCAGCAGCGAGATGTTCCCGGCGAGGCTCCGGTCGAACGCGCCGCGGGCGACGCGCTCGGTGAACGGCTTTCCGCCATTGACGCTGCGAACGACCAGCGGCAGGCTCGGTGCGTCGTACACCGCGGCGTAACCGGCGATCCGGTTGCCTTGGCGCTCGAAGCTCGTCGTGCGGACCTCAAGCATCCTCGGCCTCCTCGTTGTCGGGCCCGGTGGCGGCCGACGCGCCGCCCGGCATGGTGACCGCTGGCGTGTCGAGCCCTTCGACGGGAGGCAGCCCGAGGTAATGCCTTGCGTCGTTGGGACTCATTACGCCCGCGAGCACCAGCTTCGAGAACGCCATTCCCTGGTCGCGGAGGTTGCCCCGCGTGATGGGGGTGGTGTCGATTCTGACCGTCTCGCCGGGACCGCAGAGCTTGCGCGTGAGCTCCGACTCCCAAGCGCTCGCCCATGCGGCGATGGCTCCGTCGGCGTATGCGCGGGCCGTTTCGGCCTGGCTTGAGAGCGCCCCGCCGCCCTGCTGGAACAGCATTTCCGGCGGGACGCCAAAGGCGCGGGCGATTTCCTGCACCGAGAAGCGCCGCGATTCGAGCATGGTGCCCGACGTCTCCTGGCTGATCTTCTCGGCCTTCATGCCTTCGCGCAGGATGAGCGGGCGCGACGCGCCGTCGGCCGTGGCATGCATGTTCATCCAAGCGTCGCGGATGGCCTGCACGGTCTGATCGCTCATGGCACCGGGGTGCGTGATGGCGACCTTGCCCATGCTGCCCGTCTTGACGAGCGACGCATGGGCGGCCGATTCGTCGGCCGCCAGCTGCATCGTCCACCGCGCCGCCTCAAGCGGCGATCGGTACCAGCACGGGTTCAGGTGATCCGGGTAGCAGCCGATGTGCAGGATCTGATCCTGCGCGAGCACCGTCTGGCCGACGCGGTACTCGACGCCCTCGTCGCGGATCTCGGCGCTCATGGCGTCCGCGGGCACCGGCTGGAGCTCGGCGACCGAGCCGTCCGAGCCGCGGCGGATGAGCGCGAGCCCGTTGCCGTGCATGAGCGCCGTCGAGGTCGTGTATCGCCGGAACTCATAGCCCGACTGCCACCGGCTGGCGTCACGGTTTAGGAGCATGGCCACCGGGTGATCCGGCAGCTTCTGCCCGGCGTTGTCGTACACGTTGACCGTCAGCCGGGCGATGTCGGCCGAAATGAGCTGCGTCGCCCGCAGGACCGCGGGAATCCCATCGGCCGGTCCGGCCATGACAGGCTCGGGTCGCGTGTAGATCGCGACGCCTGACTTGAATCCAAAGAACCGTGAGAAGAGGCCCACGGTCGCATAGAACACAAGTGCCCAAAATCGTCAAGAGCGAATCCGGCAAACACGGACTATCCGAGCGGACAAGTCGACGCGCTCAAGCCGGTGGCCGTGCGGACTTGGTGATGCTCCATGAGCAGCGCCGCCATGTTCCCGGCGACTACGGCGTCGGTGTTCCCCGAGCTGCGGCCCTTCACCGGGCGGATGTTGCCGACGTTGTCGGCGATCAAACGCACCGAGTTGAGCGCCGCTCGCAGGACCGGGTCGGGTTCGTAGAACAGCTGCTTCGATTTCAGGAGGTCGCCCCAGAGCTTCCACGCCGGTGCCATCGTGCGGATCGACTGGTCCACCGGGACGATCGGCCAGCCCTTGTCCATCCACCGCTTTATGTCCTTCGCCTGGCTCGGGTGCGGGTCAACGCCGATCTTTCTCACCCCGAATTGGTGCATCAGGTTCTCGATTTCTGCTTCCACGATGGTCATATCGTGCCATTCGCCGGGCATCCGCCGGAGGTGGCCCTGCTCGACCCACACGTTGAGCGGCTGCTTGCACCGCTTCTCGTCGCGCCCCATGTCGGTCCCTGCCCACCAGGAGACGTTCCGCGCCCGAATGACGCCGCCGTCCACGACCATCAGGCACAACGTCGTGAGGTCGAGCTGCGGCCCGTAGCCGCCGCGGGACAGGTCGAGGCCGATGACCGCCGGTGCGCCCTGGAGCCGGGTCCAGTCCGACGGCTGCATCTGCCGCTCAAGCACGGCGAGGTCGATGTCGGTCGTGGCGAGTTCGTGGTACCGGCAGGCGAGCTGCGTCTCGAACTCGGCGATCTGCGCCGGGTCGCCCGACTCAAGCATCGTCCGCGCCGAGAGTTCGAGCTGGCCGGGGTCGATGATGACGTTCAGCGCCGGGTGCGCCTTCGGCCAGGCGGCCGGGTCCGATGCCTGGTCATCCTGCTCAAGCCCGTACAGCATCGGCCACCAGCCCGCCGGGTACGGGGTGCCGTCGGCGATGGCCCGCTCCAGGGCGTCCCAGTAGCCCCAGATGGGCCGCGTCTTCTGCTCGGGGTCAGGCGTCGTGATGGCGAGCAGCTGCGACGTCGGGAACTTGGCGAGCCCCGTCAGCAGGCGGCCGAACGCCTTCTCCATGC